CGCCGAGCAGGATGCGGCGGTTATCCGCGTCCAGGAGGCGCGGGAGGCCCTGGAGGAGCAGCTGGAGATGTTCGTGGGAGACCGGTATGGGTTCGATTCTTGTGTCTCACTAGGGGTGATGTGATGAGTGACAGCACCTCCATGACAGCCGTAGACGCCTTCAAGGCGAAGCTACCCCTCCTTAAGGAGACGTGGATGGAGCTGCAGGACTGCGAATCACTGGAGCTCGGCGACCCGTTCATCGATCACGCGTGGAACGCGTACCTGACTGCCCGCATTGACGTCGAGAACGCGCTCACTGACCTCGTGCAGGAGTTGGGTGGCTTCTACGTCCTAGCTCAGATTTCGAATGTGCATGTAGATGGCGTGGAGTAGGCAGTCCAGGCGCCGTAAGGAGCTCCCTAAGGATTGGGAGAAGATCAGGCGCACGGTCCTTAAGCGCGACGGCGGCCTTTGCGTGTTCTGTGGCAATAAGGCGAATCAGGTGGACCACATCTTTCCGGACGGGCCGCACGTGCCGGATAACCTGAGGAGCCTGTGCCAGCACTGCCACATGGCAAGGACGCAGCAGCAATCCGTCGAGGCAAGAAAGCGCCGCTATAATGGTCGCAATAAGGCTCGCGGCCCACGGCCGAAGAGTAAGCACCCCGGATACTTGTAGGAGAGTCGACGATGGGAGTTAAGGGCCCGATTCCGAAGCGCAGCACGGAGGGTCACCGCACCACGCAGGCGAGGAAGCTCGATGGTGGCGTGAAGCCCGTGAATGTGGTCGCCGATAAGGTGAAGCCACCTAAGCCTGACCCTGACTGGCACCCTATTGCGAAGAAGCTGTGGAAGGCTGTGGAGCAGTCCACGTTCACTCGCTACTATGAGCCGTCGGACTGGATTGTCCTCTACTCCACCTGCGACGACCTGTCGAACTACAAGATGCAGGATCGGCGTTCCCCTACGACGCTGGCGGCCGTGAACACTATGCTCACCAGCCTCCTCCTCACCGAGGGCGATCGGCGTCGCGTGCAGATCGAGATCAACCGCGTTGACGAGTCTGAGGCTGAGTCTGCTGGCGTGGTCGCTCTCCAGGCGTGGGCGAAGGCGCGGGCCGCGAAGTGACCGAGACGCTCCCCGCACCCCGGGAGCGAACAGACACGCTCCCCCCCGAGCTACCTGAGAGGACGATCGGGTATCACGCTGCCGCATGGATGATGGACAACCTTGTGCAGCCGAACGGGCCGCGCGCAGGTCAGCCGTTCATCCCGACTGACAGGCAGATCGAGTTCCTCGCTCACTTCTACGCCCTTACCCATAAGGGGTCCTTTGTGTACAGGCAGGGAATTAGAAGGTTAAGCAAAGGGTCCGGGAAGTCTCCGTTCGCTGCTGCGTTGTGCCTGTTCGAACTCCTCGGCCCTTGCCGGTTCGATGGTTTCGACCGACATGAGCCGTTTGGGGTGCGCGTCAAGCCTATGAGCATGCCTCTCGTGCAGATTGTAGCCACATCGGAAAGCCAAACCGCCAATACTATCCGCATGGTCAGGGCGTTCTGCCAGAAGAAGGGTCCCTTAGCCCGGAAGTATGACCTCGAGGTGGCGAAGACGTTCATTGAGACGCCGGGCGGGGGGAAGCTCCAGCAGATGACTTCCTCCGCTCACTCCATGGAGGGTGGAGAGGTGTCCTTCGTTGTGGGGGATGAGCTTGAGCACTGGCTGCCCGCGCAGGGCGGCCCAGCCATGCTGGAGACGATCCAGCAGAACGCTGCGAAGATGGGTGGCCGCTTCATGGGCACCTGCAACGCTTGGGTGCCGGGCGAGCAGTCGTCCGCTGAGGCGATCTTTGAGGCGTGGTGCGATCAGGAGGATGGTCTCACGCGGGGTAAGACAAAGATCCTCTACGATGCGCGCATCGCCCCGCCGAACACGGTCCTTACGGACGAGCCGGAGGAGGGGCAGGTCGGGCTCACGAAGGCCCTCGAGTACGTGTATGAGGACTGCCCGTGGGTGAACCTGGAGTCCATCAAGGAGCAGATTTGGTCCCCCGAGTACCCCGAGTCTAGGTCGATCAGGTTCTTCCTGAACCGCCCGAACGCCGCAGAGGCGTCCTGGATCACCCTGGAGGAGTGGACGCAGCTCCGTAAGCCTGACCGGAAGGTAGAGCCTGGGGAGCGGATCGTCATGTTCTTCGACGGCTCCAAGTCCAACGACCACACAGCCCTCGTGGGGTGCTGCATGGAGGACGGGCACATCTTCAAGATCGGGCACTGGAAGCCGGAGAAGCCGCTCGGGGTTGTGAATGTGGCTGCCGTGGATGCTGGGGTTAGGAAGGCGTTCGACACGTACAACGTGGTCGCGTTCTGGGCTGACGTGCGCGAGTGGGAGTCGTTCACCCGTACTGCGTGGCCGGAGGATTTCGGTGATCGCCTGATCGTGCCCGCGGTGCGCGGCGGCATGTCTGCGTCTCCGATCGCGTGGGATATGCGGTCGCATGCGTACCAGTTCGCTGAGGCGGCTGAGACGGCGTTCACGGAGATTCAGCAGCAGACGTTCACCCATGACGGGGACTCGGCGCTCGGTGAGCATGTGTCGAACTGTCGCGTGAATGAGTTCAAGGGGCGTTGGTCGGTGAAGAAGGAGTCTCCGAAGTCGTCGAAGAAGATCGATCTGGCTGTGTGTATGATCGGCGCTAGAATGCTGTATAGGCATGTGAAGAACTCGAAGGAGTGGGCGGACCTGACTGCTCCGCGAGGTGAGTGGAAGGTGTTCATGTGAGCTTCCAGAAGATGATCTCTAAGTTCGCGTCGGGCGCCTACCGACCCATCACCTATGAGGGCTACTACGAGGGGAAGCGGCGCCTTGATGCGGTGGGTATCAGCCTGCCCGCGAAGGCCCGGGTCCTGGAGATTCAGGCCCCGTTCGCGAAGATGGCCGTGGATGTGCTCACGGAGATTCTGATCCCGGATGGGTACCGTGTCGCGGATGATGACAAGTTTGGCGTGGTTGACCTGTTGCGGAAGACGTGGCAGGCGAACGACATGGACTCCCAGTTCAACCTCGCTGCAGCGGAGGCAATTAGTGCTGGCGCCTCCTATTGGGTGATTGCGCCCCCGGATGATGAGCACGAGTTCGCGTCAATCCGCGCGGTGGATGCGAAGCATGCCCGAGTGCGCATCAACTTCCGTGGCGAGGTCGTGGAGGGTGTCGTCCTATACCGGCGCGACGATGGGAACGTGGGCGCCACCTACTACACGCCTGACGGCGTGGAGTTCTACGTCAAGGGCAAGTACGACTGGAAGAGCGTCGGCCAGGGGCGTCAGGACCAGTGGGGGGCATCCATCGTCCCCATGTTCAACAGGGCGCGCCTGTCCGACAAATATGGGCGCTCCGACCTGCGTGAGCTCACCTCCGTCATCGACGCCGCCTCTAGGACACTGACGAACCTCCAGGTGGCTCAGGAGGTCGCTTCCTCCCCGCTGCGCGCCGTCGTGGGCGATGGTGCTTCGGACATGATTTCCCAGTATCCCGAGAAGATGCAGGCGTACATGGGGAATCTGATCGCCATTCCCTCCGGCGGTGACGTGAAGCAGCTGACCGGTATGGCGCTGGACCCGTTCATCAACACGTACAGGTCCTACGCGCTCCAGCTGTCCGCCATGACCGGTATCCCGCCGTCGATGATGGGCGTCTCCTCGGATAACAACCCGACGTCCGCTGAGGCCCTGCGCGTGGCGAAGGACCGCCTGATCGCCCGCGCGGAGAACAAGCAGCGCCAGTTCAGTGACGCTCTCGAGAGGGTTGGACGGATCGTGGCGCAGGCAAATGGGATGCCCCTGGATGGGCTTGAGGCCCTGGAGGTGACGTGGCGTGACGCAGCCGCCCCCTCAACCTCCGCGCAGATGGCTAACGCCCTCCAGGCCCACAGTCAGGGCATCATCGGGGATGAGACGGCCCGCGAGTTCCTTCACCTTACCCCTGAGCAGCTGCGCCGCGAGAAGGCCCGTGGCGACAAGATGGATGCCGAGGCGGGCCTGGATATGCCGGAGGCTCCGGAGGCTCCCGAGGATGTGGAGGAGGACCCTAAGAGTGAGTGAGGCCCTCTTCTACAGCATCCTGCGCGGCATCGTCATGCTTTTCCGGCGTCGGGCAGAGGATGCGCTCAAGGCGTTCGACGGCCTCCCTGAGCCACCCCCGGTGGAGCATGTGGGGGACCTCCTGACTCCACTCATGTGGCAGGCCAGGAAGCAGGCATGGGCTGCAGCTGCCCTGTTCCTGCGCGGCCAGGCCCGCAAGGCCGGGGCGCCTGAGTCATGGATTCCTCCCCAGCCGGGGTACTCACCGAAGACGATCGCCCGCACGATTCGTGGCACTCAGGGGGCGTTGTCGTCGCCTGAGGGGATGAGGCGCCTGGAGCGCACCCTGGAGGGGCATGTGCTGGCCGCTGCGCGCCGAACGGTGGCTGATGCGGTGGATACTGCTCCGTCCTCGATTGAGCTCGTCGAGGGCGCCCTGGATGACCTGGCGAAGGACCTTGAGGAGTTCTCCGAGAATGCCCAGAAGGCGATCGTCGAGGACGTTGAGAAGGTCGAGGCCCGTCGCCGCCCGCGCATGTCCCTGGAGGAGGCTTTCGAGAAGGTCGCCGACCGGATCGAGGAGGCTGTCCGCACTCTCGACGAGGAGGAGCTCGTTAAGGAGCGCCACCGCAGCATGAAGGTGTTCTCGGAGGTACCGGACAAGTACCGCCGCAACTCCAGGGGTGAGCTGATTGCCCGGCCGTTCGCTTTCGCCCGCGTCACTCACCCGAACAAGAATGGCCCCTGTGGTTTCTGTGCAATGCTCGCCTCTAGGGGGCCGGTCTATAAGTCGTCGGAGTCTGCTGGCCTTAGGGTGGACAAGTTTCACGCGAATTGCGTGGTGGGCGACACGAAGGTGTCAGGCCCTGACGTGAAGGTCGGCTATCGACGGTACTACGAGGGAGAAATTGTCACCCTCGTCACCGCCGGAGGACATGAGCTTACCATCACCCCTAACCACCCAGTACTTACCGACAGGGGTTGGGTTAACGCTGGCGACCTCCAAGAGGGAGACAATCTGGTCAGCGGCACCTTCGGAAATGGGTACCTGACTTTGAGACCATGCGAAGATGATGCTCCACCCAGCATTGAGGATGTCGTGAGTGCGCTTAGCATGGTGGGCGCGACGCGAGTTAGCGGCGTGCCAACTTCCCCCGAGGAGTTCCACGGCGACGGGTGCGATTCCAAAGTCGACATTGTAGCCTGCGACAACCTGCTCGGGGATGTACGAGACGCCTCGGTCATTGAGCCATCCTCCGAGGAGGATTTCGAGGTGGGAGCGCGCGCGCTCTCCGGTGAGGGCCTTTCTCGCTCTGGTCTCGGCGGAATGGAGGCGCTGTTCTGGAGTTTGCTTGCGTCCGGTGAAGAGCTTTCTGGCTTGTGCGCGACGCATTTCGATCTCCTCTTCGGAGACTCGCTCCCAGCGGAGACGCGAGGACTCCTTGCGCCCTCTAATGGGGAGGTCGGCTTCTTGGAGCCATCTCCTGACGACAGTGCGGCTGACGCCGAACATCTCGGCCATCTTGTTGACGCTCTCCCCAGACTCGTAAACCTCGTTGAGGTTGGCCGGGGGTGCGACTCGCTTCGTGCTGACGCGCCCCACCTTGGGGAACGCTTCGATCCCCCGGCGGCGAAGGGAGAGGCGGAGCGACTCAGGGTCTTTGTTGAGTATGGCGGCCGTCTTTTGGAACGACTTGGTTTCATGGTAAAGACGGATCGCCTCATTGATAAGGGCGTCAGGCAGTACGTTGGCCATGTTTACAACCTTCAAACATCGGAGGGGTGGTACAGCGCAAACTCTATCGTAACCTCCAACTGCTTCTGTACTGTCACCCCCGTTTTCACCTCCAAGCACTGGGAAGGGAAGGAACAGCAGGTCGGATACGAACGTGTGTACAATGAGGTTGTGCGCGACCAGGACCTTCACGGGGAGGATGCTCGTCGCGCAATGGACAAGTACTTCCGGGAGAAGCAGAAGGAGCGTAAATGAGCGACACCCCCGCGCCTGAGCCCTCCGTCGTTGAAGAGACTGACGGACCTATCTCAACCACCGACTACCCCATCGAGCACCCCGAGGAGGCCTCCAATGAGACTCCTGCGAAGGACGAGGAGACTCCTGCGGAGGAGGCGCCGAAGGATGATGAGGAGACTCGTTCGGATGAGGTGAGTGAGCTGCGCGCCCAGCTGGCCGCACTCACCGAGAAGCTCGAGGCGAAGGAGGCCGCCGAGCGTGCCGCCGCCGAGCTATCCGAGAAGGAGTCGATCCTCTCTAAGGCCAACATTCCGGCCCGCTTCGCTTCATTCCTCACCGGAGACAAAGACTCGTGGCAGGAGCAGGTAGACGCCCTCGCCACGCTGCGCGAGCAGGCAGACGCCGTGCCCGCGCCGTCAGTCCCCCGCGACCCTGCGGTGGATGCAGACCTTGAGACCGAGGATGACGGCCTGAGTGAGGCGCTCGGGTTCTTCGGCCTCGCAGACCAGTAAGGAGGGCATATGCCTGCACCCGCGTACAACCCTGACAACGAAGCCAAGATCGAGACAGTATCCAAGATTCTCGGCGCTAACGCTGGGAATGAGGCCGCGTTTCCCCAGACCGTCGTAAAGGGCATCTGGGACAACGCCATGAAGGGCTCTGTAGTTCAGGGTCTCGCCGGTAGCGTCCCGGTCTCCATTAACGGTACCGCGATCCCGATCCCTGTCGGCCAGCCCACCGCTGGCATCGTTCAGGAGGGCGGCCTTAAGCCGGTCGCTACCCTGTCCAGCAAGGTCAAGACGGTCACCCCGGTCAAGGCTGCCGTGATGATCCTCTACTCTGAGGAGACCGCTAAGGCTGACCCGCTGGGCGAGTACTCTCGTATCCAGAAGGCTCTCGGTGAGGCCATTGCTCGCGCCATCGACACTGCCGTCATTCACGGCATCGACGCGAACACTGGTGCCGCCATCACTGGCAAGGAGGCCCTGACCTCCACCACGAAGGCGCAGGAGCTGGACCTGGCCTCGACTGCTACCGGCTACTTCACCAAGCAGCTGTCCGCCGCCTATGACAAGGTTGTGCTGGATGATGCTGACGAGGCTGAGTTCGGTTTCGATCACTTCCTCCTGGCCCCGAAGTTCCGCTCGAACCTGGTGAACGCCCTGGATGCTCAGGGTCGCCCGCTCTACCAGCAGGCCCCTGACATCACCGCGAAGTTCGGTACCGTCCTGGGTGTCCCGGCTACCTACTCTCGTGCCGTCTCCGGCTACGAGAAGGCCAAGCCCCCGGCCGCGAAGCTTCTCGGTATCGGCGGCGACTTCAAGGACGCTCTGCGGCTCGGCTTCGTTGAGACCATCACCTACCGTAAGGCGACCGAGCGTGCCGGTGGTGTTGACCTCTTCGACCGCAACATGGGTGCGATCCTCGCTGAGGCCCAGTTCGGTTGGGTTCTGCGTGACCCGCGCGCGTTCGTGAAGATCACCAGCAAGTGACCCGGGTGG